TGATGTTAGTTCCCCATAAATTTTACAATTAAAACCAGCTCTTTATTCTTTTCTTTATCACATCTCATTTCTGGATTAAACGCTTATTTTAATTATCAGATTTTTCCTTCTAATCTATATTCTTAAGGTTCCAGTTGACTCATTTGGTCCCAAGTGCCTTAAGATTTCCAACCTGTTACATTGAAATCCATCTTTAAGTTCCATTATAATGATTCTATTAATTCGCCATATAACCACCTACTTAGCCATTACTTCAAAATGATTTAAATTCCATTATGATTCTATTAATTCATCAGATGGTATCAAAGAATATACATGTAAGACGTGATTTAAATTCCATTATGATTCTATTAATTCTAAGTATCCTAAAGAATTACATCGGCTTATGATAAATTTAAATTCCATTATGATTCTATTAATTCGGATATATGGTACTTGTCTTAATGGTTCAAATGGCATTATTTAAATTCCATTATGATTCTATTAATTCCCGTCCCAAAATCATCCCCTTATTTAAGCCAAAAAACGTCTCTATTTTGTCGACCTCTTCAAAATTCAACATTTCTTTCTTGTCCCTAATCATATATTTCTGCAACACCTCCTATTTTAGTCGTTTCCGCCTTCTGTCGATCCCCTATATTTTTTGCACTATCATGGGTCGACAGGAACTCCTAATTTTTCAAGTTGATTTTGTTCGACACATTCTATTATGAAACTTATTTGCTAAATATGCAAGTTAAATACTCGCATTCATTATATATACTTTTCGAGCAAACACTATACAGTCATATATGCATCAAATATCACCGTCTGAATAATCCAATTTATCGTCATTTTTATAAAAATCATGCCCACGCGAGAAAATTTCCGTGGACATGACGTGGGCACAGCTATTTTTAGGCTTATTTTCAAAAAAATAAAAATTAGGCGCTTTTATGCAAAATGCCTAATTTTTATCATGCGTTTCTATGAATTTTTGTGCAATTCCTTAGAATTTACCTGCTTTAGCAGCTTCCTCAATATAAGCTTAAAAGTACGCGTTTATGCGGTTTGTTTGGTGTGCTTATAGTAATAATGTAGAAATAGTTTAATTCCTACAACGTTTATTTTTGGTTTTCAAATTTATCAAAAGTCATTCTATATTTTTATAATAACTTACATCATACCTGAAAGCAATCCTTTATTAATTCTTTCTGTTAGAATATAAGGCTGCACAAGTTTTTTTGCCACAGTATGTTCCTGTTGTTCTCCATCCTAATTGCTTCCAATATCTCTTGAGCTGTGCTGTGGTCATTCTTCCCCAGATTCCATCCACTTCAATGTTAGTTCCAGAAGTCAGTGAATTTAGTTTCTTCTGCATCCACTTGATTGCTCCTTTGTCGGATGTCTTCTTTACTGCAGTGTACTTTTCCGGGTCATAATCTGGTCTTGCAAATCCACGGATCACACTCTTGCTCCTTGTTCTTCTCATGACTACTCCACCATTATCGTCGCTACTCCTTGATGTATTTCCTTCGATCGTTGTATATGTACCGTCTGAATTTGCTTTTTCAACAATACCAATGTGAGATGCTCTACCTTTTCCAAAATCCATCAGACAAAGATCTCCTGCCTGTCCAGTGGAGTGCCAACGATCATGTTTTTTATAATAGTTTTCTACGTCTGGGCAGTATGCTGTCTTTTTACCGCCAAAGAACAAATCTGATGCATCACACATCTTAAAAATATCCCATACAAATGTACAGCACCAAGGATAGCTTGATCCAGATACCACTCTTCCATAATAATCGTTATTGAATTTGACTTTGTTACTGTTTGCTGGATTTTCTTTTGTTCCGAGATAACTTACTGCCTTTTTAATAATTGTACTTGCTTTTGCCATTTTATTTTTCCTCCTAATCTGGTAATTCTTCTGTCATATCTTCTAAAAACTTCTGTATGTAATTTCTAACTCTTACCGGTACTGGTAAGCCACATAATGCTGCATTTTTTAAAATACTGACTGCCTCATATAATCCGTCCATAAGTGCAAAAAATTCTGACAATCCTAACTTTTCCACTCCCAGGAACTGTACATACTGTTGGGGTACAAGACTTAATACGTTAATGTGTGCTATCATATCAATTCCCATCAAAAAACAAATCGATATCAGCATCGCGACCTTTCTGATTGCTCCGTCAATTCCAACACAACTGTTGAATTTATGTTCTTTGATTGCTCTGCATGATCCTAAGACCGTATCTAGGCAGACTTCAATCATCACAATTCTGAAGAACATATTGTTGCTTAGTAACATAATAAATTCTTTCATCGTTTAAATCTTCCTTTCTTCTTATTATATTTGTGCATAAAAATAGGGCCCATAGAGGTCCTGCTCTGATTTCCATATTCTTCTTCATTCTATTCTCCCACTTCTGCATCTTGAATCTCATAAAACTTATTTGTGAACTCTGCAATATCTTTTCTGATCTGCACTTTATTCGCTTTGTAAAGATTGCGATCCTGGATTGTCTGGTTTACATTATCGTTACCTGCTCCGTCAGATGTGACGTTTGCAGACAAATAAACCACCTGTTTATCTACATCTCCGTCTTTTACTGTGATTGTTCCTGTAAGTGTTGTGCTTTTCTTTGTTTCTAACATAGTTATGCTCCTTTCATTTTTGCATAAATATAGGCATCAGCGATTAAGCCAATGCCTGAGTTAATTGTTTTATTGTTTTTTCTGCCTGCAGTAATCTTGTCTGCAGATCATTGATGATTGCTTCTTGCATGTCGATTTGACCTGCTTGATATATTAAATCTTTTCGTGTCTTTTGAATCATATGGGTATTTAATGCAATAAATTCCGTATAGGAAATACCATATTCCGTTTCAATATCGACCTCAACATCTTTGCCAAAACGCTTTTCAATATCTTCCTGTACGAGCGGTCTATGTGTTACTACAGCGAATTTATCAGAATCATAACCCTCGGATTCTAAGATGTCTTCTGTTTTATGAGCACCAAATCCAAAATGAGTTTTCTTACCATCGTAATCTCCGATGTAATTGAATCCTATTGGATTTAAATTCATATAGAAATTTTCATATTGATCAAGAGTAGTAAAGTTTTCTTTAAGATTTTCGTCTGAAGTAGAAATGCTGTGAGATGCCCAGATAGACGAACCATAAAGTCGTAATTGTTGACTATCGTCACCTAAGCATACGCCTCCCCATGAAGTTCCACGTCCTATTTGATAGCCATGCGCCCAATAAAAAGATTCACTATCAGCGCCAATAACAACCGCACCAGAACTATGTACTTCTGAACAATAAACCCAACCGTCCGCCACAAAATCTGTTGCATACATAGTGTGATAGCATTTAACACCATCAGAAACAGATTTTAAATAATAATCTCCGCCAATACCAAATTTAAACCATGTTGAGTAAATATTTGTATCATTCGCTGTACCTTGGACTGATAAGTGTCCATCAACAAGCCATGCAGTATCTCCTGCATCGCCAATATTACCAGTTTTTATATTTCCATAAATAGTTGCATTTTCAGCCACAAAACTTCCATCGTAACCAACTCTAAAAGGAGCAGAATTGCTATCTTCAGCGCCAGCCCAAAAAGCTTGATTTCCACCAATACCAGATGCATTGCTTCCGCTGTTTGTCATCAGATATGTTGATGTAATATCATAGCGCCCAATCGTACCTTCCGTAGCTGTAATTTGTCCACTAAACGTACCAGTCGCACCTATCAAGTTTGCACCTGTTATTGTGCCTGTTGCAGTGATATCTTTGGCAAATATACTATTAACGTCGATTTTGTCGGCTGTGATAGAACCAGTGTAAATCTTACCGCCATCAATCCATGTAGTATTAGTTGTCCAATTTGACACCAAACTAGCTTGTGGAAGATAGTCTTCAGGGGCAGGAGTCCAGTCTGTGGCTTTATTACCTTTCTCGACTTTAAAAGCTTTATATTGGATTGAACCACTTTTAATATAATCAGTTCTAAGAGCACATGTCCAATAAGTATTTATATACATGTTTGAACTCATCGTAAAACTATACAAGAACTCAAATTCTCCATTACCAGATATTGCTTTATGTTCAGAAGGTGCAAAATCCCCATCATTCCATGCCGTAAAATTTCCAGACCCTTGTAACCAAATTCTTGCTGTTTGTCCAGACACAGGAACTATATCAGTGTATTTGATATATAAATGCGCTGTTACAACATCACCAATAGCGATACCCTTACACGTTACCTTACAGTCCCCAAAACAAGTATTTTCTGAACCATTAAATGAAGTGTAAGCAATAGAATAACTATTTGAAGTATTTAACGCCAAATTCCTACCACCAACCTCTAAACCATCGACTTTACTCTGTGCTACTTTTCCAATCTCGTTTTTGGCATCTGTATTTAAACCACTAAAAGTAACCAACCCATTCATATTAATAGCAGATGCTACTAATGTAGCGGTCCGATCAGTTAACTCAAAATCAGTTGAATTTGTACCAGATTTAACCAACCAATTGAATTTATCAGCAGTTTGACTAGCTATTGTTTCTGCAGCTGTAATCTGCTGATCTACATCTTCTGGTGCTTCAGTATAATCGGTTGCTTTGTTACCATATTCAATTTTTACTTTTTTAAAATGTATTGAACCATTACTAACTAGTTGTAATGAAACACTCGTATATGCTACGGCGTCACTACTACCATAAGTTTTTTTAAGATCTCCCTCTGAAAAAGGAACTTGTACCCTAATCCATTTCCCATCAGATAAAGGTGCACTTAATTTACATTGTGTCCCGGATAATATATCTTGAGATTCGTACCAACCAATGCGACCGCCTCCGCTATTATACGTTTGCAATGCACAAATACATCCACGATCCAATTCAGAAACCTTGTCGCACATGAAATCAAAGGATACAATAATTCCTCTATGCATTTCTTCAACTGGTATAAAAGCATGTGGGATAATTCTATTCCACTCTAAACCAGCCCCACTCCTGCTTATTGATACAACCGTAAACCCATCATCATCGATACTTTTTCTGTAATTACCATTTATATACCAGTAATCATCACCCGATGTGAAATCCTTACTGCGCAATACTAAATTTCTTCCACCAATTTCTAAATTAGCAAGATTCGTTTCTGTACTAGAAACCCTTGTAATCAAACCAGACAGACTTGTTTCAACTTTCGTGACTCTTTCCTGTGTTCCGGTTAAACCAGACTTAACTTCCGATATAGTCTGTGTTGTTCCTGCTAAATTAGATTCAATCGTATTAGCTTTCGTTGTGACAGCTATGATCGAGTCATTTTGATTGTTTAGAATTGTTGTATGTTCGCCGATCGTAGTTTTTATACTGTCCACGGTAGCTACAGTAGCGTTATATCGACTTAACAAAGCATCATAGCTTCCTTTGATCGTTGTATCTTCGGAAATCAGGCTTGATATCTGTCCCTGCATCGTACTGATGCTTGTTGTGTGAGATGTTGTGATCTCTGTGATATTGTCGATCTGAGATTGTGTATCTTCAGGAGCTGGAGTCCAATCTGATGATTTGTTACCTTTTACAACCATAATTTCAGTAAAATAAACATTGTAAGCAGCAGAAGTATCAGACACTCCGACCATTAAGTTTAATTTATCGCAACCACTTCCTTTTGCATCAACAGTCCACGTATAAATGTTTTCAGTTGTGTCAACTGTAAAAATATGCCAGTCTTGATTAATTATTATATTGCTACTATTCAGCCAATGAATCCCAACACTAAATTTCTGATTCGCTGCACTGCCTTTAATTCTCGCACTAAAAGTGATATGATCTCCCTCTTTAATACTTCCCGCTGGAGTCCATTGGTTAAATCCTTGATAATTTTGTTTATTGCCAACAATATGTGCCCACATTTTACCATTAGAAGAAACGATTTCTCTAATAGTAGGATTTCCCCAATCAGTCCATTCTTTTCGACTTTTCTTGAAAGCACTATTTAAGATTAAATTCCTGCCCCCAACCTCTATATTATCCACAGCACTATCAGCATAGCTCTTAGCACTGCTCAACGCACTGTTTGCCTGTTCTAAGGCATACTTTTGTGCATCGGATAACTTACCATCCGCATACAGCTTAGCACTGCTCAGATTATCTGCTACTGTTGTTTCCATTTCATTAAACACAACATCTAACGTCTGGTTCTTATCATTCATGACGATCGTAGAAGATTTCAACTTCGTCGTAGAACCATTCACCTCTTTGATCACACTGTTAATATCCAGTTTCGAACCAGAAATATTTGCATCATCTGCCACGATGCCATCTCGAATAATCTTTCTCTGAATCGTTTTCTCTGTAGCTCCAAGTGCATCCCATATCAGATTTCCATTTTTATCCCAGACAGACATGCTGTAATCGTTTGAAGCATCTTTTCCGATCTGGACTCTGACACGGTTTGCATCAGATATCTGGATTGTATTGTCACTCCATTTTGACTTACCATCAGAACTATGTACCGTCAGATTTGTTGTATTAATGTCCATACCTGTGATCTTATCAAACGACAGATTCTCAATCATTGCATTTTTGATCATGCCGTTTTCAATCGTTGTATTCTTTGATGTCAATGTTAAGTTCTGAATGTTGTCAGATGTAAGATTGCCGTTTACTAACGTGTTGAGATTAGCATAACTACTTTCCAACAGTCCAACTCTGCCAACTGCTGCATTAAGGTCTGTGATCGTAGCTTTTGTTGCAACTAGTTTATCGATCTCTGCATCTTTTGTTTTTAGCCTTGTAATCTCAGCATTGGTAGTATTTAAATTCGTAATCGTTGCATAGGTAAGTTTTGCATCTGTAGCTTTTAGGTAATCAGCCTCAATATTCGCAATTCTAGCATTCGTTGCATTTAGATTTGTCGCAGTTGCTTCTTTAAATGTTGCATGGTCAGATTCTAAAGTATTGATTTTTGCATTTGACGCCTGTAAATCATCTGTGAATGTTTGTTTAAAATTGGCCACATCAGTTTTTAAAGTTTCAAACTCACCTGTTTTAAATTTCAAAACATCTCCAGACAGATTCTTGATCGTTGCATTTGTCGCTGTCAGATTATCCACCATGAGTTTTTTTACAAACGCTAATTCGTACTCAACTCGTTCTGCCATTTCGGTTATAGGACCTTTTGTGTCAGAATCATCTTCCTCGGCGGTATTCCCATAACTTGCAATTGTCTGCATCAATCCACCGTCATAACTTGTTATCAATGATATGATCGGTATTGTGAATTTCGTGCCATCATTTTTTACAGCAGTAACAATATCTCCGATATCAAGTCTCGTATCTCCGATAAACCTTAATGCTGCAGGCGTGAATACTAAGCCTTGGACAGTATTATAAACACCGTCTAATATACTCTGTGTCATAACCGGATTTTGCATACTTATGCCGGTAGCTCCTGATCCAGATGAAAGTGTCTGATCTGAGTTATCACATGTCAGTCTTTTGATACTGAAACTTTCTTCTGTTTCTTGCAGATCGTTATAAAATATATTGCTTGGAATCTCATATGAAATATCCTGATACCATCGAAACTCGATCATTCCAGTTCTTCCACATATAGCAAATTTGCCAAATAATCCTGCGATAAATCCGATGGTTTCTTTGTATGTATATCCATCAAAAGGATTTACATATGTTGTGATCACTTCGCTTTCATCGGTTTCTTCGTTGTAATCACCTTCCTCAATGATCGCTCTTTGATTGATCTGGATTCCTCGCTGTAATGTAGATATATCAATCGCCACGCCTGTCATCGTGCTGATTTCAGCCAATATATCTACTGCATCCGTTGGATAACTTAATTTAGAATAATATGCCCCATTGCATCTGCTTGCTAATCTGTCATATGCTGTAAATGTAACCTTGTTGCTTTCAATCTTAGGGTTCTGGATCGTATATAATCCCATCGGAATATATTCCATCGCTCCATCGACTTCCACGCCGATCTCCAAGCTGACTTCTTTTCCAGACAATGCAATTCCTTTATTCTCGATCGTTGCCTGAACATAGCTCGCCACCGCACTCCCGATCGTTATTTCTTCCGCACCAGACGTTATTGTAAAATTCTTTACAGATTCTACTAATACTTTTTCATTCTCCAGAAGCCTTGTATTAAATTTTCTGTTTGACCCTGCTATTGCATCGCCAAATTTTTTACTTGCCTGATACATATAGCATCACCTCCGGCTTAGTCTTCAATCATAAACATTAAATCTTCAATATCTGCAACAGATGGGATGTCATAGCGATCTGCATTTTCACATCGTTCAAGTTCTGCGAATGAAACTTTCATGATATCAATATCAGTATCCACTTCCTGCAGTTCTTTGATTTCTTCATTTACAATCTCTTTGCTTTCATCTGTCATTTCATACTGGTTTTCTTTCACGATCGGCTTATCGTCCTTATCTTTTTCTGCGTATCGTTCACAGATCTTAAGGCGGTTTTCATCATATTCTTCGATCGCTTTTCGGAATGCTTTCATATTTTTAGAAATTGCATATCCTAATTTTGCCGTGTAAACTTTGCTTGACTGTTTTACTAATCCTTCGTGGATTCTCATAATCTCTTTTAACTTCATTTCCATCTCTCCTATTTCTGCACGATCTGAACGCTCGCACTTTTGTAATAATAAATACCATCCCCGATATACCCCAGATGTTCTTTTGTAAGAGTTCCGCGGTATACAGTGATGGTATGTGTTGTTCCCATGTCTCTAAATGTGATCGGAAAGAATCCTTTCACAAGATTATTTTTTATCTTCTTAACTTCGGACTCTGTGAGGACTCCCCACTTGATATCCAATGTCTTTTTCTCTGCAATTGCTTCTCCGATCATATCTCCTGATGATGATCGTTCGGTATTGGCACTCCAGATGATCTCATCCGAAGTGCTTAGTTCAACCGGCTCTGGCAATGCAGTGTTTCCACATGTCAGTGTTGCCATTTTATTTCTCCTTAGATCAATATCGGTCGTTTGCCGGCTCTGATATCTGCGTTGTTGTTGTCATTTACGGTTTTGGTTATTTTCTTGCCATCCAGGTAAACATCTGTATCAATTGATTTGACCGCATTGATCAGTTCCATGAGCAGGCGGATGATTTGATCATCTTTACTGCTGCCACCAGATAATTCTGCTGCTTTCTTTGCCATGGCAATCATCTTATCTTCTGGTGCTACAACCTCGCCTTGATGGCGGTTATCTCCGATCATGGCAAGCTGTGGGGTGTTTTTCTTTACGTAGCCACCTTGAGCTAATTTTGGCACCCTGCCTTTGATGTTTACTCCCGGTATTTTGTTTATTACACCAATCGCTCCATTTATGGTGCCAGCAATTCCATTCCATGCCGCTTTCAAAGGTCTAGTAAAAACATCTTTAAACTTAGCTACTAACGTTGTGCTTGCTTTTGTTCTTAAATAATTCCATGCTTTTGATACCTTAGATATGCCCTTTGAAGCCAAGTTTTTTATTTTAGCTTTTAATGTAACTGGTTTATCTTTCAATGAATTAAAAACATTCCTTACAGAATCAAAAGCCTTTGTCTTGATTGCAGTATATGTGGCAACTACTGTTTTCTTTATATCGCCAATTTTAGATATAATTCCACTTTTAACACCAGACCACCAATCTTTAGCGGTTTCCAGTGCACCTTTAACTTTTGCTTCGATACCTTCTACTTTCTCGGCAGCTTTTTGTTTTACACCAGACCACCAATCTCTTGCAGTATCTAACGCACCTTGAACCTTAGCTGCAATATCTCCAATCTTCTCTTTTGCTTTTTCCTTAACATTGGACCACCAGTCCCTTGCGGTATCTAATGCTCCCTGAACCTTAGCCACGACTCCAGCAACTTTTTCTGCTGCCTTCTGTTTCACATCGGACCACCAGTCTTTCGCTGTATCCAATGCTCCTTCGACTTTCGCAACCAATGTTGCTGCCTTGTCCTGAATGGAATCCCATCCTTCTTTCAGATTGGCAATAGCACCATCTGCCTTTTCTTTCGCTTCTGCTACCAACGATGCAGCTTTATCTTTAACAGATTCCCAACTTTCTTTTAAAGATGCAAGTGCGCCTTTAACCTTTTCTTTTACCTCAGCTTCCAGTTTGGCTTTTTTATTCTTAATACCTTCCCAAAGCTTCTTGAACGCTTTGATCGGATGAACATTTTTCTTTACCCATTTCAATAAGTTTTTGAAACTTGTTACAATGCCTGATAAAAATTTGGCGAACTTGGATTTTTTAATCTTATCCCAATTCTTCCACAATAATAATCCAGCTGCGATCAATCCACCAATCACCGCTACGGCAATTCCTACAGGGCCTGTTATCAACGAGAAAATCAGCGGAAGATTTTTAAATACGCTGATAATTGCTTTTAATGGTCCACCTAAGAATGTAACCACTTTTCTAAATGTGCCAAATGCCGTTGCGACTTTGGCCATGATCGGAATTACAGCTGTCACAAAAGAAACTAACTTAAATGCACCAAAGAAACTCGCTATCACAATTGCTATGTTTTGCACTGCGCCCTGGTGTTTATTGATCCAGTTTGCTAATCCGTTCAATCCCTTAACCAGAAGATCTAAGAATCCGATGATCGCATCTCCGACAAAGTTAGCAAGCGGTTTGAATAAGTGATCCCATGCCCACTGCCATAATGGCTGCAATGCTTTGCATACTGCTGTCAGTACATTTAGTGCTGCGGCTAATAATTCAATCAGTTTTGGAGCAAGTTTCTGCATTGTCCATTTTCCAAGTGGAACCAGCATGTTCTTCCAGATCCATTTGAAAGCACCTATTGCAACCTTACTAAATGCACTAAAAGCTACTCTTAGCTTATCAATTGCTTTTCGTAGATTATCATAGCCTTTCCCAAGTTTCGTAGCTTTTTCATCCTCTCCCTTGGGAAGAGAACCCATATCTACAGTACTGCCAGATGCTCCACTGCCTGCAGAACCTGTACCAGAAGATGGTGCAGAACTCTTTGATCCGGATGATCCTTTTGTTTCAGTCAATTTATTGATCTGATCAAATCCCATCAATCCAGATATCTTCTTTGCCGTCTTTTTGGCTGTGTCTCCAACTTTCTTTGTTGACTTATTCAGCTTATTTGCGGAACTTGTCGCATTGTTCAAGCTGTTAGATACCTTTCCTGCACTTGTCGCCGTCTTATCAAGACTTGCTGACACTCCACTGGTCTTCTTGCCCATGATCATTGCTGTAAACGACTTGAATGCATTTGCAAGAGTCATTAATTTTCCAAGCACCAAGTTAATTACTTTTACGATTGGCAAGAATAAATTGATCAATCCTTGTCCAATTGAAGCTTTCAGGGAATCAAATTGTAATGACAGAATCCTGATCTGGTTCGCCCACTGATCAGAGGTCCTTGAAAAGTCCCCTGTCGCATTTTGCAACTGTTGCTGTACGAATGCATATCTTAAGGCTACTTTCTCCTGTTCCGTCATGGCACTGGTCGTTTTACCGAATCCATTTGCCAATGCGTATTGATCAAGAGCTGTCTGTGTCATTACAATTCCTAAATCTTTCAACGTCTCCGTTTCTCCGGAGAACACAGATTTCAGTTTCGTGAAAGCTTCATCCTGCGAAATGTTATAGAAAGAAGCAACATCTCCAGCAAGTCCAGTAAGAGCCGTGCTCATCTTGTACGATTCCTTTTCAGAAAATCCAAAAGCATTTGCCATTGCTCCGAATGTTCCGGTAAACTTCTTTGCCATCGTTTCAGAGAGTCCGAATGTACTTGCTGCATTTTGTGCAAATTCGTTTACTTTTTTGTTCATTGTCGGAAACACCACGTCGACAACATTCTGTACCTCTGTTAGATTTGATCCTAGCTCAATACAGTCTTTCGCAAAACTTGTTAATCCTTTTACAGCAAAAGCACCGGCAAGCATCTTTCCTGTCTTCTTTGCTAGGTTCTGTATTCCGCCTAACTGTTTATTAAATTGTTGTTGATTGATCACCAGATCCAGCCCGATCTGACCTACACTATCTGCTGCCATACTTATCACCTACCTTGTCTTACACAAAGTAGGCTGGCTTAGCTACTACAACGGTGCTTACCTATGCTCTTCCCTTTGCGGATCCATACTATATTTACCTGTTTGCATCGGGGACATTTGATTTCCCCTTTTACATACTCTGCAACCATCAATGTCTGGCCGCATTCCTTACATTTTATCTTTTCAATTTGTTATACCTCCTGCCATGTCAACAAATGCCTGTTTCATCGTTTCTAAGAAATCATTTGTTTCTTTTTCTGTCTTTGTCTTAGCGGCTTTTCTTCTCCACTTGTTTCTAATCTCTTTTTGTTCCGGAGTAAACTCTTTGATCACTTCATTATCATCTTCTAATCGGATGGATACGATCCGTCCTAAGGCTGTATCTGGTCCTATTCCACAAAGCAGCGCTTTGAACTCGTGCCATTGCATTTCCTTAAACTCTTTGGAATAGATTCTGATTCCATACTGCTCCGCAAACGAAGATACGATAAGATCCCAATCTTCAAACAGATCATATCCGGGATCAACTACTCCCCCCGATTCTTCTTGGTCATCGGTTCTTGAAATCAATGAAACTGCTTCCTGCACAACTGTGACATAATCCCCAAATTTTAAATGTAATTTTTCCAAGTCTTTCTGCGCCTTATTTGTAAAGATAAGATTACAAAGCTTTGTAACAGCTTTCGGTGAGATATCATCCCCATCATCACCAAGCTCTGCCAGAACTTCGATCATGGTTGTCGCATCTGCATTCACTTCATATTTCTTTCCGTTGATCACTAATGCCGGATTCTCTTCGAATTTCAGCTTATCTGTAATATCTACTACTTTTCCCATTCTATCTCCCTTTCAAAAAAGGAGAGGTTTCCCTCTCCTAAACTCCTGGTGTTACTGTTGGTTTACCATTGCTCTGTACTTCAAATTCCAGAGGTGCAACTGCTGTAGAATCTCCTGCTCCTACATTTGTCACATTGATAACTGCACTTGCAAACTTGACAACTGTTTTGTCCGGGAACGTCCATTGAAAATCTTTTTCTACATTCCTTCCATTTTTCCATGCCAATCCTGCAACCGCATCATTTCCGGCATCTCCTACATTTCGTTTTGCTGTAACTGAGATCGTAACGGATTTTGCAGTCATTAATCTGCGTGTCCATCCTTCTGTATCAAATGGAGTCCATTCCTCCACACCGTTATCAAAGGATACTTCGAATGTTTCACAGTCCGCAATATCTTTCATTGCAGCGGTTGCCCCTGATGCTGCAGTGTCGATCTGAAACTGATTTTCGTAGCAAGGATATACTCCGCTTTTAGCTGTTTCGCTCATCGTCTACCTTCCTTTCGTAATAAATGTCAAACCAAATGACACGTTCATAGATTCCTTTGTCATCCGTTCCAACATCTACTGGTTCAGGAACCTGCATGGATAAGAAATCTACTTTTGTATCTTTGATCATGAATTGTTTCTGTATTTCTAATATTTCAAACAGTTCGGCTGCTGCCTGTTCTGTTTCTTTTGAATTGTTGTTCCAGTGGACTAAGACAGATATACTTTTCGTATCATATTTCTTATATCCACCTACTGCATACCGTTTTGGAGCATAGGAACTTCGTTGATACACTCCAATGGATCTGTCTTTTTTGTTGTCTAACTTTCCTGTGTAATAGTGATCAGCTTCAAATACTGTTTTCAGCCAGTCCTTCACATCTGCTAACAAAATCATACGCCACTCTCCCTTCGGTACAGTTTCTTGAATGCTTTCTGTGCAAAGTCTTCATACAATCCACCAGGAAGCCATGGATTAAACCACTCGCCACCTGCAAACGGATTTTCGTATGTCTGAAAATTGTATTCCGGATGGAAATATAACCTTCTGGCATATGGCGTTGTAGATACAATCCTTGTATGTCCTGTTTTGCTGTAAGTATAATCTACAAATGTATTATCATTTTGCAGATTTCCTGTATCAAACGGCATAACCTGAGCTTGTACCACTTCGGTATGCAAAGCTTCTGCTGTCTTTTCCAGTGCTGTGACTTGTGCCTGTGAAAGCTCCCGAAGTCTCTGTGTGTTGATTTTTATAATTGAATTGCAACGGATCATCACATCAACTCCAATCTGGTATAATTGACCGTCCCATCGGGATTTCTTGCTTTCTCTCCACTTACGATCACTCTCTCAACTCCAAAGACTGTTGCGACACCGCAACTGATCACTGGTACATCTGGGGCGATATCTCCACAAAAAAGAGCAGATCCCGTAACCTGTACGATCTTCTGCTCATTTGTCATAACTCTTTTTGCTTTATCTTGATAGTTGCATTTGAAATCCGCATCGATCAGAGTGATCGGCTGCCCTTCCTCTCCAATCTCCTCACTATCAATTCGAATGTGAATATCCGTCTGACACATTGATTTTGGAATTAACTCTGGCCATTTCATCAGATCGCCCCCAATCTCCTGCAGCACAATCCTGTCTGCTCTAACATCGCGTAATTGTCAGCTTTCATGATCACCCCATCCTGAACTGTCACATTCCATCCACCGGCATTGATTCCCATTGACACACCATTGATCGAATAAGAACTTAAGACACTGTTGATCAGAGATTCATTTTCTGCTTCAAAATCTGCCTGTTTACAAACAACCAGACGTATCACATCTTTTTGAAATTCTGTCAGATTCTCAAATCCTCTTGCTACAATACGGTTAAATGTAAGCGTGTCAATGTGTCGGCTTGCGATATACAACCTCTTTTCAAGATCATCCGTTGTGATCACACCGCTGACTTTTTCATAATACTCCTGATCTGCATAAGAGGCGAGTGCCATATGCACCACCTCCTACACTTCTGTATATTCCGTAGTGTCTACGTCAACGTAAACAGAATCAACCTTGCCATCTTTTCCGTTCGGGAATACAAATACGTCAGATAAAGTTCTGTTCTGATACAGATAACCATCACCTTCTGTGTGTGTTCCTGGATCAAAGTAATAGATGGATGAGATCTTAGGAACTGTCTTACATGTCTGTCCGCATGCGATCAGCACATTGATCTTATGTGATCCTGTTACGGATTTACCTGCGTCTTTCTTTACTGGTGCAAATCCGCCTTCTTCAACTTCCCAGTTAAACTTATCATAGAAGCGTTCATCATCGATAACTTCCATAAGTGTTACGCCATCAATATCTGTGACTCGTGTTTCGATTCCCATACCGCCTTCTGCGATCTGAGTCATCTCAATCTTACGAGTAAATTCTGTAGACAGTTCTAACAGATCCATGATCGCAGATGATACATACATGATCAGTGATCCATTCGCTTTGTATCTGCGAAGTTTTCCTGCTGCAAGGAATCCTTTTAACTTGCTGAATACATTTGCTTTTGTATAATCACTGGAAGCTGTTGAGCTGTGATATCCAGTCACTTTCTGCGCAGCCTGTGCTACTTTAGAGAAGAATAACGCATCTGTTTCTGGAACTACCTGAGTCTGTTCAAAGACTTTGGAAATATTCTGGATAGATGCTGTTGCGTTTGTCTCATCGACATCTGCTTTATCAACAAGAAATGATACATCTCTGTCGTGTTCTACGGTAAATGCAGTATCTGTCTGTGCATAAGTTCCTTTGTTCCATCCGCCATTTCGACTGTGGTTTTTGAATCCAGATACAGACATCTGTGTGAAGTGGAATGTTTTCGCATCCAACCATGTTACATTTGATGTTACAAATGGAGAAGTTAATGTTCCCTGCATTAAGATCTCCAGAAGTTCTGGCTCCCATACCTGTGCATAATTTAATGCCATTCTTTCTTACCTCCTAATTAAATCGGTTCCATCGTTTTGTTGGTACCGATTTCTGCTGTGGTGTATTGCCACCAGTCTCTCCGCCATGCTGCTGACCAACTCCGATCTGACGGAATCCTGTCTGCTGCTGTTCCTGTGGTTTTAACTGTGGCACATCTTCCAATACTTTGTTTAATGCTTCTTTTAATTTTTCGGAATCAATCTTTCCATCCTGTACGACCTGTGACACGTCTGCCAGTTTTAACACGTAAGGCATTGTTTTTAAGTCGATCCCAAGTTCTCCAGATAACTTATAAGCATCACGCTCGATCATAGCTTTCTGTGCCATCTGCTGCGCGTTCTGTGCCGCGTTCTGGATTGCTTCGATGTTTGGTTCATTTGCAGCTTTCTGCTGTTTAAATGCCTGCATTGCCTGTTCAGCTTCTTCCTGGCTTAAGCCCTGCTGTTTAAAATAGGCTTTTAATGCAGTGTTTTCTTTTGCTGCTAATGTCCCATCTAACATTTGCTGAATCTTATTGTAGTCAATCTGTGGCTGTGATGGATCAGTTGCCGGCGGAGTCTGATTTGCTCCTGGCTGTGGTGCAGGCTCTCCCTGTCCTCCCGTTGGTTCTGATCCTGGTTCCGCAAAAAACTGTAGATTCATGTTTAATTTCTTTTTCATTGTTGCTCCTTTCCATTTTGTGGGTGTCTCCCAATTATCTATCCATTGTCTTCGGTGTCACCGCCCACGCATCTTTTACCCTCTTATCGTGTTTGGAGCATAAAAATAAGACGTCTTAACGGAACGTCTGCTACCGAGATTTATGGATCACCTCTTACTTTCTTGCCTTGGTACTTCTTTTTGGTTTTTCTTCTTCCTCAGTTCCTTCCTGAGCTTCTGGTTCTTCTACTGGTTCAGTGATTTCTTCCGCTACACCTGCTGCGATCAGTACCTGACCTCTTTCTTCTGTAACATCGAACTCATCTCCAACACGTTTTTCAAAACCAAGTTTTCTGTCGTGATAATTGTAAGTTACTCTTACTTTCATTGCTGGTCCTCCTTTCCTTAAAAATGAGTATAAAAATACCACCAACCATTTCTGATCAGTGGTATTATCTATATCTTTTACTTCTTATCTTCATATTCTCTCACAATCTTCTTCATATACTCTCTGTATTCTTCTATCCCGTTGAAGCATTCCCAATGATACGGAATCCATTCACCAGTTATTTCATAACATCTCCTTTTTAAATACTGAATTTCTTCATCTTCTTTTAATGCCTGAATCAATTTTTTCATTCAACCAGCTCCTTATATGCCTTGAATATTCCATCTAATATTTTTTCTTTTTCATCCAATTCAAGTACATCTATGCTGCTTAAATTCGCAAATATTTCCATCGCCTGTACTTTAGGATTCGATTTCCAATAACTCTTTTTATGCCCTACTGGAACTATAATCTCACCTTCACTCAATGCGCTGATAATATCTGAAATTGCAAAGCTGTACTCATACTTCCCATTTTCTTGAAACCATTCTTGAACTTCATCTCTTTTATCATATACTTTTTGTCTACATTTTTCAATTTCTTGAAGAAATCTTTCATCTTTCCAACTATTGTATTGTAGAAAATCCATTCTATGTGTTATTTCATGCGAAAATACATAATCCATATCGTACAATTCAATATTAGGTGCTTTAGAATTGTATTTTATAATATCTTCATTAGGCAAATATGCAAAAGGCACTTTAAGTTCTTGGTCTTCTACAAATTCTACTGTATCCACAAAAAATGACATATTAGCCTTGTGTCTTGAATTATCTATGTTATTTTTTATCTTTTCTTTGAATACTTCGAGAGAATCCTTTATATTAAATCCTTCTGCTTTCTTTTGAAACTCTTGTTTCCATTCTCCAAGTTTTATTTCATACTTTTCTTTATTTTCTCTATCTAATGAATAATTTGCCAGTCTTCTAAATTTCTCTTTCTGTCTTTTGGCATATTGTTGCTTCTGATCATCCTTATAATCATCCTCAACTTTTTTAATCTCTTCCTTTGAAAACTTATCGTCTGGCGGTGTACTGATTCCAGGGAAGTATGTTGTGTGACTGTCTTTGCAGTTTGGATGATAAAGTCCTGCTGCCATTGCAGAACTCATCAATGGATAACTTCCATCCTCACTGCTTCCACCACTCCACACATCGTCGATCAGAATCTTTCCAACAAACGGCAGGCACTTTGGGCACGGATTTCCTCGCTTATTCATGATTACAAGATGGCAACCCCATTCTTTACGCTTTTCTCCTTCTCCAGTAAGATAAGCTCTCTTACTTGCTGTTCGGATTGCCATACCTGCGTATTCTTCTATCCTATGCATTGATCCATTCTTGTACTGGATGCATTGGATACCTGCTGCAAGAAAATCCTTTGTTGCCATATCTACAGCTTTTTCATAGGTGCCAACACCACTGTTTGCATATACCTGCGCATTGAATATCGTCTTTCGATACTGATCATTTGCACGTCTTAGCATCGCTGTCTCTGCACTATCCATATCTGAGACTGTCGCATCGATCAGTGCATTCATCTTACGATCGTTGATCTGAAAAAAGGAAGCATCAATATCTCCCTGTCCTCTACTGGTGCTTTTACCAATAGATTCCAAGATTTGTGCTTCCTGATCTAAATATCCACGTTTTCTTGATTCGCTGATCAGTGCAGGAATACTTGAATTGATTTCTCCAAATTGGTCCTTGTATCTCTCTTTGTTTCGTTTCTTGTATTCTTCCAAAGCTTTCAACTGTTCTGCCTGCCACATACCCCATTCAAAACCTTCTTTGGTTTCTTCTGCCCTGTGGCGTTCCATGTTTCGGATCATGGATGCGATCAATTCATCTTCAATTCTTTTCAGCTCTTCTTGAATATCGTACTCATTCATCGTTCACCCGTGTTGTAATACACTTTATACCCGCGTTTCTTAAACTCTCTTTTCATCTCTTTGAGTTTTGACATGCTGCTACACCTATCCTTTCTCATCTCGATGATTCCGTTTTTCTCAATCGCATAAATACCAAACGGAACGTGATCACTCATCTGTCTTAGGAACTTTTTCGTCTCCTGTCGGCTCATTCTGTATGAGTGGTTCATTATTGTTACTACCATTTGATTCTCCTATCTGAAAATCTCCTGCTGCCGTATTGACCGCCGGATCTTCTACTTCCATGATTCCTTGTTCTGCTTTCAGTCTTGCAACCTCTTGTTTCTTCCATTCATCGTCTCTGGAATCGCCATACAGCTCGTCCACACAAGCTTCAACGCTCATGACTCCCTGTGATCTTCCTTTTCCAACAGTTTCAACCTGGCTCTCGAAAGATGGATTGGCATATTCTCCAAACGTTACATCTACCTCGACATCATCATTACTGTTCTGTCCATTTAGTTCACGGTATGATTTGATACTTACCTTGATCAGACTTTGCAAGTCTTCCTGCAATGCGCCTACGATCGCATTTCTGCTATAAAGTGTAGCTTTCTCTTTTTCTCTCTGTGCATCTGCGTTGTCCAGTTTCTTTACGTCAATCCCTAACGTTGACGGACTGATCAGACCTTGCAGACATAAATCCAATGCTGTTATGTATGCTGATAAGTAGCTTTCGTGTGGAATCTCTGGCTGTTGCAACACAATTTCACTTTTAGCTCCTTCGTACATATTGGAATTTGTTGTAATATAACGATTATCAAAGGCATTGACTGGTAATGTCACACCTGTTTCTGGATTTCTTGGTAAAAAGCATTCTGGAATATACTCTTTGCTTCGTCCGGATCGCAGTGCATCCATCCATTGGCTGAACGCTTCGTCAAAGGCATCGAACGCATCAATCTTACGATCAAAGATGCTCTGACCTCTACTATCCCATTTTCCAGATTCAAAGAACATAAGCGGTACAGCGAGCATATATTCGCCACGTTGCTTAATCTCTCCATCTTTGCCTTCCTGGTATGTTGAGAATGCCAAATTCTGCAAGTTTCTTGTTTCATCCAGTGCATCAAGTGGTACTTCCTTATCATCGCAAGTAAGCTTATATTTGATATATCCATAGCCGTAATACTCATGCAGGATATATTCTCTTCTTTTGTGATCATAAACCGTTTTGAACTCAATCTCTGTGATCCTGCCACGGTTATTCTTAACCTCAAGTCGTTCTCCAGGATAGTACTCAATGATCGGATACTGTGAAAGACTTGTATCAAATGTGACCTTAAAAGCTCCATCTCCGATGTAAAGAGTTTCTTTCGTTGCTTTCTCCAATCGCTTCTTGATCTTATTCTCTTTTGCAATCTCATCCCATATATCCTGATCCTGCTTCTTTTTGAAATCAAAATCATTCAGACTGGCAAGAGTCACACTTGTGAGCATATCAACGATCAATGACGGCAATCCTGTATGAATCTTATTGATCTCCATTCCTGGACTGCACTTCGCTGCCCAGAAACTCTGCCGACTTGTATTGATAACAAGCTGTCGGTACAGCTGTTCCAGTTCGTTGCTGTCCCCTCTGTACCAGATACGGTTTTTAATTGCATTTGCTTCGTAGTCCAATGTTTCAGTTATGTTGATTCTTGAGGGATTCGCCGGCTGTACATTTAACCAACTGCGAATCCCTCCTTTTACTTTTTCCATGATATTATCCACCCATTTCATCTTTGTCTCCTATTTGCATCTTGTATGGCAGCCATGCGTACTGACTGGCATTGATCGTATGATCGTTTCTGTCCTCTGGTTCATTGTTCTTGTCTTCTTTCCAGCTGTATCGTTCAAGTTCTGAGATATGGTTAACACAATGTTCAAGGACTAAATAGGCATCCTGTTGCAACCATGAGATCTGCAGCATGATCCTGTCTATGATCGTTGTTTTCTTGTATGCCGGAATGAAATTATGCGCACTGCCATGCAGTCGTTTGTGTTTGTTTAACTCTGTGATCGTTGCCTGATCGGCAGAATCTATGAATACGTCTCTTGCAAATCCCCATTCTTTACGGTTTGTTTCCAGGAAGTCTACAAAGTTTCGCACGGCATCCGATGGTGCCAGTGGGATTGTCAGATCCGCATTGCTGTAAATCTTCTCATCTACTGTGATCACTCTGCGATCTTCTGTGATGATCTGGTAAATCATAGCAATCGTATCTTCCGATTCAGAAGAGTAAGAAGTATCCAGACCTGCAGTGATGGTTTTTATCTTGATCTTTCCATCTTTTAGCTGCTGTTTTAACCATGCTTTGGTTTTAACATGCCGCTTTCGGTCAAAATTCGAAAAGACAAGACCTGTTGCTTTTCCTCTCAATCCTTCAATCTTGTTCTTCCAGATCTTCGTCCCTTTCGGAGTGTTGGCAATGATCTTGTCTAGTTTTTCTTTTGGTAATCCCAAGTTATGCACAAAAGAAAAGAACCAATGGACCCAGTTAGGTTTTGGTTCTTCTTTTAACTCATCTTTTATTTCTTTTGGCGTTTCCTGTTCCCATTCTGGGAGTGGCCTGGAACAATTTATGTATTCTTTGTAGATCGGCAGTGCTGGATCATCAGGGTTTAGTGTTGCCATCAGGTAATCACATCGCATCGCTGATTCTCTTACAAAGTCAATATCTGCTGTATTGATCTCATCAATATACAGGCATCCATACTGACCACCTAAGGCTTTTTGCCACTTCTGTTTATCTCCATATCCAAGTACATAAATAACTTTATCGCCTTTACTTGTATGATACAATAGATGCGGAATCTTATCATCTTTGGTTCCGTTTCCATGATATTCAACAAGCTGTCCAAAATCATCGATAATCCCTAAATCTTTGTTGATGATATTCTTTTCTGCAGTACCGGTATCTTTCGCTGCAAGGATATGCAGTTTCTTTTTAGACTCTGCTACCTTAAGCATGAACTTAAAAAGACCTACTGTCGTTTTACCTGCTGCTGTCGTGCCTTCCAGGAACTCTACTGGTGCATCGCATCGGATAAACGCTTTATACTTTTCTGACAGCAACAGGCGTTCATCGCTCATTTACCCACCTCGCATCTGTTTGATCAGATCATCGAGTTTGGATTTTTCTTCTTCCAGGCCAGATACTTCCATACGGTCTTTGAACATTCCAAGATGTCTTCCTAACAATTCTAACGCTTTTCCTTTATCATTCAGCTTAATTTCTACGCCGTTACGTCCTTCTTTGATTCCTGCGATCGCTCTTACCATCATATCGGATAAATCCGTGGTATTTTTTATGATTACCTGTCCGTCCCGGACCTCTGCATAATCTGTAGCTTTCGCAAATGCAATTGCCGCCAGTTCTTTTACTACCTGATCTTGTGTTACCTCTGTACGCTCCTGACGTTCTTGCATTCGTTCCTCAATATATTTTTTAATGTTAGCATATGTTAGCAATCTGCTGCCATTCGCTCTTGCTGTTTCATCTTTTTTGATTGATGGATAAGCTGTTTTGTAAGCCCGAGTGGCATTCAAATCAATCAGATATTCATCACAAAATCTTTTCTGTTTATCTGTCATTCAGGCTCACTCCTTTCTTTCGTATCGTTCTCTTTATTTACTACTCTTTACTGTAAATGGAACAATGGATTCTGGAATATAATTCACTTCATACTTGTACTTATTAACCTTTGCCCCTCCAAGATCTTCGATCACATACATGCTGTCTTGATTCATGCCAATGATATGTTTCTTATATGTTCCATCTTCTGTCTCTACAATAAGTTTTACTTTCTTACTGCTGTCTGTTTCTAATGAAAATGCTCCAACTAGTTCAAATTCTACTTTGTCTGTTCTTGTATTGATCACTGCAAATCTGCGTAATACATTAAAATTATCTGCTTCCTGCGATACATTGCTAGATACTTTATCTGCTTCTGTGCATGCAGTTAATGTTCCACCAATAATTGCTAATCCTAACAATGCTACTAGAAATTTCTTTTTCATGTTAATCTCCTTATTCTATAATCATCCAGTCTTCTGCCAATACGTCTGTCTGTGATGCTAACCATGGAACTAACGTATCATCTGCTGCCTTCATAACAATAAATTCTTGCAGATCATTGATATCCTTTCCCGTGTACTGCTTATACATCTGGCACCCTACTTTTGGTGATTTGAATAGATACATTCCTTTTCCATTCCATCCTTTTCTTGTAACCATTAATCCACGTTTCAAATATTTAATAGCATCCCCAAAGCTAAATGTAGCCACTCCACCAAGCACAGGACAGTTCTTTGGATTTGCCACAATCCATTCATCAGATAAGATATTAGAAAGTGTATATTCAACCCTCTGCGTCTCTCTAATATCAAGTAGATCTCCCTGTCCTTTGTCAGCGTCTTTCGGTCTGCACTGCATCATAATTGTTTGCTTTTCTATGTCCCAGTACCAATATCCGCCCCAGAATGGAAGTTTTACCTTATGACCTTTTTTCATTAATTCAAATGCATCTTTAAAATTCATATCTCTTTCCTTTCTAAATTTAGACATAAAAAGACTCGGGGTCCGAAGATCACCCGAGTTCATTCATTAAGTAAAAAGAAGAGGACTAATTATGAAGTATCGCTTCATCTAATCGCTCTAGCCTATATATTAGCCTATTTTTTGCGAACGTGACCGAACATTTTCTAATTTTCTTGAAAAAATCTTGTATTTCTCATTCTACAACTGTCTTCTGTATAAGCTACTCTTCTTTTTGGATGTAACTGATTCATCTTATGTGCTACCTGCAGCCACGTCATGCCATCAATGTAATAAAATCTAAACATCATTCTTAGTTCGCTTTTCTCAATACTATTTATATATTCTTCCGCTTGATTCATGAGTTCCAGCAGTTCATTTTCTTTTTCGATCAACATAGCTTTTCGCTTATTAAGCAGCAGCTTCTTTCTGCTAAGTTCTGGTACTGGCATACCCTCAACAACAAAGTGCTGTATTCCACCCATACCGCCGCTTACTGTGTCTTTTACAGTTCCTTCTTCTGCAATTCTGAAGATCTGCTTTTCAGTCTCTGTGATTCTTCTCCTTAAATCTTTAATTTCTTCTTTCATGTCACAATATTGGATCAGTACGTTCTTGTCCACGTTCTCCCCTCCTATTATCTGCTGCCTTATTTGATTTCATTATTTTCTTAATCTGATTGTCACAAATGCCCATGCAGATTACTCTGCACAGGCTTTGCGTTAATTTACCATATTTTTCTACCACTTTTTTGTTTCATTAAATTTCTCTTATAGAATTTTCCTTTGGTAGATGAATAGTATCTGTCTTTATCTTCTTTCTTTTTCTGTCTCATTGCCTGCATGCTTAACTTCCATGCGACAAATTGTGTACATTTTCTTCTACACTTAATCCTCTTTTCTCTTTCTTTCCCAGAATTGCACTTAAGACATGGACAATCTCTATATGCCATTACGTATCACTCCTTTTATTCAAATCTTCCTGCACTTGATCCATATCGATGCCATGTTGTCCCTTTTTTGACTTTTTTCTTTCTTCTTTGTCTAGCCTCTCTTTCAACTTCATCGATCACATCATATCGATATTTACTATCCCAGTATTCTATCAACTGTCGGCTGATTCCTGTTTCTCTTGCCATCGACTCACAGGTAATTCCGTCATAGATCATATTTTTTACGATACTTTTTTTGTATTCCTCACTGTATTTTTTACGGTCTACTTTAGGTACTTCTTCATCTTTGTACTGTGCTACCCATCTTTTTAATGTTCCAACACCAATTTCTGCTTTATCTGCAAACTCTTTTCGTGACATCCCTGATGCTATAAGAGCTCTTACAATTCCTCTTTTAAAATCTTCTGTATACTGCATATTTTTGTTTCAGACAGCTTAGTTCTCTACCTGAGCCAATGCATTATCCGTGATCATTGTTCTGTTTCTTTTTGCCTGATCGTATAATTCATTGTGATTCTTTTTTGGGTTTTGTGATTTGAAAAATAATTGTAAAAACTAAATCTAGTATCGTTAAAAAAATTTACATTTAAAAGAATCTGAAGAAATATGTTTGTGATCGTTTTACTTGTTAATAGTTACTAAAGAATCTTTATCAGGCAGAGAACTAAGCTGTCTGTTCTCCTTTCCGCCTGCTGCCTTTTCGGCAGTAGGCTAATAGATCTTTGTTTCTTATGCGTATTAATAGTTACTTGTGGTATATAAAATCAGCATTGCTGATTGTGCACGTTATTTGGTAACATTTCTTATAGTTTTACTATTCAACGGTTTTTTTAATTCCTCTGCTGATTTATAAATATCTCTTACCATCTTTTCGATCGTATACAATTTCAGTCCATAAGATTGTAAGTCAATGACTGCCTTTGTTAATTCTTCCATGTCTTTCTCTCCTTTCACGCTTATATATCAGCTAATGCTAATATGCAATAATCTTCTTTTAATCCTGCGAATCCTTCCAGAATATAGGTGATCTCCTTTTCAATCACTCTTCCTGTCGGTTCTCCATTGTCCATTTCTCTAAGTTCTAAGATATCTCCAATTTGATAATCTCTGTCATTTTTCCTTAATTCGAACGATTTTCTTCCCAATCTTACATCTTCAAAGAACATTTTTGCTAATTTCAATTTATGTCTGCGATCATCCATAACTGTTTCCGGTACTTCTACCTTGTTTGTCTGCTCAATTTCAACTTTCAAATCTTCTGGAAGATATTCTGGAAAATCTTTTTCAATGCTTGTTTGGCCAACGACTTGTTCTTCTTGTTGCGATGTCGCAACTGGCATAGATTCTGCTTTTGTCGGCTTTTTCGACTCTGGCTTTTTCTCTACTTTTTTTGGTTCTGGTTTGACTTCTTCCTCTATCTCTCCGTATGTAGCTTTCCATGGATCTGCTGCCCCTAAATCAAATGCCTGATCATATTCGCTTAGAATCTCACTCCATGTTAGCTCCTGCACTCCGGATACTCCCATCGTTCGAACTGTAATCTTTTCATCTTCGAACTTGATCACCAAGACTCCTTTTTTCATTAACCGATATCCTTCTGGAATAACTGCTGCCTTGATATCGTCAATGCACTTTGCGTTAGCGATCTCAATCAGCTCTTTTCTTCTGTCTTTTGATGCATACTCTTTTCTTAAGACCTCTTGAAACTTTGTTAGAACTTCATTCTCTCCTGCTGCCTTTTCCATTCGCTTAATCTCTCGAATGTCTTTTATGCTTGTCTGAGCTGTGATCAATACATAATCTTCTGGATCCATCGTTAGCATTTCAGATAATCTGCTTTTTCCTAAACCAATGAACTCTTCTCTTAATTCCAGACTATTCCCACCAACGCTGTATTTATCGTTGATTGCCATGAATCGACTTGTTGGAGATTTTGTTAATCCAAGTTCTTTTTCTGCAAATTCATAGATTGTATTGTATCCATCCTGTCTGTATGCTTCTGTGTCTCTGATCTGCTTTAATCTATAGCCGATCGCTACAAAGCTCTCTGCCAGGTGGTTAAGTCTTCTTTTGATGTCCTCTTTGATACTGATATATTCGTTTAGTGTGATCTGATGATATTCTTCCATTACGCTGCCTTTCTTACTCTCTTAATCAATGCGTTGTGAAATTGTCTCACAAACTGATCTATTTCTTTCGGTACTGGATTATTGTGTAGATTATTGTATGCTCCACGATACTGTATAATTTCTAAGTTTCTAACTTCCATTGTGTAGTAACTGGTATCTTCTTCTCCCTGTTTCCTGATAAACAGAATGTCTGTTTCTCCTTCAGCTACTTTTTCTGTGTAAGTTCCTACGCAATGGTGTAAGTTTCGTCCTTCTTCCGCGATCTCTTTTAGAGACATCGGAACTATGATTTTATATTTGCTCGTCTCATAGCTGTACAATGCTTTCAGTTCTTGGATTCTTTGCTGATATTTCTTTTCTCTTATATTGTCTCCTTGAATCTTCATGATCTTTGTCAGATCATCATGCCTGTCTTTTAATTTTCTCGGAAACAGTACAGCTTTATCCTTCATGTTATAGCCTAAGTCTTGTGCCATTTTCAAATAATCCAGCCATATCCCTGCATCAATGTCATTAAGTTAACATTGTTCCAACAATGAAACCGCAAGAGCGATTGAGAAATTATTTTCTTCAATCGCTTTCTTTTTAATTTTAGACATCACAATAAGACAGATCTAAGTCTGTCTAAAATTGGTTTTCAATTTCCAATTAT